AAAAACCGTCTCTGACACGGCGTGACACGGAGTGACACGCGGTATTGCTAAGTGGTTGAAAAGCTTGGAGCGGGTAGCGGGAATCGAACCCGCGTATTCAGCTTGGAAGGCTTCCAGAAACGTGAGCAATCCCAATATAGGCGTGTCACTCTGTTTCTGTCTCGTTCAATATCGAACATGAGAGGCGGACACGATCTGTTCACGGGTCAAATTAGAAGATGGAAGAATATAAACCTAAGTATCGGTGGATTGAGACATGGCCTGGAGAAGGCCATCGGGACTTTGCGGCATGGGATGGGGAAACGCCCGTCGGCCGGATCAGGCTTGAGGAATCAGGCCCGATGAATGGGCGATGGCATTGGTCCGGCAATGGGGGACCGAATGTCAAGCGACGGCTGACGCCGAATACCGGCTATGTCGCGACGGCTCGGGAAGCCTCTCGGATGGTCGAGGAGTATTATGATAGGCTGATGGAGATAAACGGAGGCTGATATGCCCGAGCCCTCTTCAATGCCAATCAGCCCGCTTGGGATAGCGCTGGAGCGCCCCGGTCTTTACCGCAGGGTCACATCGGTCGCTCAGATGGGCGAGATACTGACCACGAGGTGGCCGGAGGATCAGCAGGGCGATGCATGGAAGGCAGCACTTAGTGCATGCCTACGGGCTCTTCAGGAGCAGACCAACCCCGAGGCAGCCAGAGCGGCGTTCATCATGGCCGCAAAGGATGCCGGAATCAGCGTGAATGCCAATGCCGAGCAATTCAGGCCACCAGAGCCGAGAGTGAAGCCGAAGGGCAAACGCTAGCGCGTCGTGCGCTCGGCGGATCGTTCAAAGGCTCGGTCAAGCCGTTCGTGGAGCCCGTCGATCCGGTTACCAACGCCTTCGATCGCGCGCATGATCTGTCCGGTCTGCTCCTGCATGCCTGCCTTGGTCACATAGGTCTCTGCGACATGCAGTTTGTGTTCGGCGAGATCGGCAGACGCCTTTTCCGCCTTTTCGGAAGCGGCGGTAATCTTGCCTTCCACCTTCCACCAGACGCCGAGAACGAAACCGAGCAGGGTGACGATTGGCCCAATGTATGCGATCCAGCTTTCGGTCATCAGCGCGGCCCCGCGTATTGAGTTTGTACGGTTCGATAAAAGTCTGCACAGAAGGCCGTCAGCGCGTCCTTCTCGTCGGCGGCGGTTTCCCACCGCAATTGCACACCGCGCCATTTCTCGCCCAACTGTGGGGTAATGCGGCGCATCTTCTGGGTGCAGACCGGCGGCAGATCGGGAAGATTGACCCCGGCCTTCGCTTCGGCCTGCTTTTCGGCCGCTGCTCTCAGTAGCCTATCGAGGCTTGCGCACCCGCTGAAGCCAATCGAGATCATCAGCGCCAACAGTGGCACCGTCAGCTTGCTTGTCGTCAGCAATTGCCTTCTCATCGGCTTCCCGCCTCTGCTGTGCTTCGATGTCGAGTTGTTCGGCTTCGCGATCGGCATGCTCGCGGATCTGCTGGGCAAGGACGATCTGCCGGCGGTATTCATTCGCCAGCGCTTCGGCGGCGAGCTTTTCCTGAAGGAGGACGTAACCGGCCCTCGCCTCTCTTGCCACGGACGCGTCGTGAATGGGCAACCAGATCCGGAACCCCAAGTAGAAAAAACCGATGATCGCCAGACCGATCAGGCAACGGCCGATCTTGGTTTTCGCGAGGGCAACGAGGAAGTTCCAGGCGACCGTTCCCCACATCAGGACGACCTCGCCAAGGACTTGGCCATAAGTTCGGCCGTGGCCATCCAACCCTTGATCATCACACCCAAGGTATTCAGACCACTCATGATGGCGATCGTCTGATCCTTGGTGAAAAATGCCGTCCAATCGAAGACCTGTAGGCCGCCAATGATCGACGACAGGATCGCTAGGCCGAAGACGATGTAATTCGTGATCTTGGTGGAGGTCATGATGGGAGCCCCGATACACAGAGTTCTGCTTCGCCTATGCGCTGCGCGTCGCCCATCTCACGGCGCCTCACGAGACCCTGGACGACCTGGCCGCCTGCCCGGTTAAACTTGGTCTGGGCTTCGCAGGCTTCGCGGAACTGGCCCTTGAGCGCGAGTTTCATCGCAGTCGAGTTGACCATGCCATCGACACCGAAGTTGTACGCGCCGGAGAGCTGCGAGGCTTGAACGCTGATCGGGAACGACCTGTAGGCACCGACCTTATTGACCAGCGGCAGGTAGTAATCGGTGTAGAGATCGTCTTCGAGCATGGCGTCGCATTCAGCCCTGCTGAACGACATGTCCGCCGTTACCGGCTTTCCGTTGATCCGGGTCTTGCCGTAGCAGATGTCGTAAATCTTGGCGTACGGGTCATAGTGGGCTTTCAGCACGAGCCCTTCCCACGTCTTGATCAAAGCGCCATTGGCCAGGATGACGGCCGGCGGGTGAACGGTCGCCGACGTGTCCCTCTGGCTATGCCAGCCACCAACGGCAGCCGCGATGATCGCAGCAGCGATGGCAGCCTTGCCGCGCTTGGTCGGCACGATCTTATTTATTGGCATTGAGGTTCCCTTGATCGATGACGCGAGCAAATGGAGCCGCGAGAAGAAAGGCGATGGAGAGCCAGCGCGGGATGTAGCTGTCGAGGTAAGGGACAATGTACGGCGCGACTTCCAGCAGGCCCGCCAGATAGACGCAATACATCGACAGCGACCGCGTCAGCACACGGCGCTTGTTGCGGATGAATTTCATTGGGTGTTCCTATTAGGAGAGGTGGATAACCTCGTGGCCAAGCGCTACGGAAAGCGCTAGCTCGGCCTTGGCACCTTTCGAGTTCTCCCAGCCAGGCAGAAGAGCGATAGCGTCGGCATGGAGGCAGATGAACTCAGCATCCTCCGCAAGAGCCACTCGAAGCGAAAATCCGTGTTCCTTGGCGGCAGTCTCTTCGCACCCGTTGGCGTTGCCTTTGGAAATGTCCTTGCCGTGGCGTTCGTTATCGCGCTCGGCTGGATTGAAGACAAAGTGCCCTTCAGACCGGAGTTTCGCCGCCGCGGTATGGAATGCCGGGAAATTGAACTCAGGAATGCCGCGCATAGGCCCAGCAACATAAATCTTCATGGTCTGTCATCCTTGCCGGTCTGGCGTTGCTCATAGGCCATCAGGAAGGCGATGCAGCACGCGGCGTGCCACAGGTGCGAATGGCCGGTTTCTGGATCGGCCGGTTCCTTACGCCACCAAGCCCACATATGGCGCATGAGGGCCCCGAAGACGCGGCTCCAGCTCATGCCCTTTTCCCAATTGCGATCCTCGTATTTCTTCGCCCCGAAGGTGAGGATTGCTGCCGTCCCTTCGAGCAGTTCCGGCGGCAGCAGTTCCATCCTGACCTTTTGGGAATCGTCCTTACGGCCTTCGCTCATCTGCGTTTCCACTTCAAGAAATCCGCGCCCTCTTCCGGATCGGCGAAGCATTGAACCCGCCCCGTCTCCGGATCGATGACCGACAGGATCGCGGCGCCGTTCTGGTATTCCGCGAAGCCGTTCACATGGGCATAGTGGTCGTGCCACTTGTACCCGCGCGTTTGGAGAAGCCATGTCGTGCGAGACCGCTCGGCAATCTCGAAATGGTCGAGCTTGAAGGAATGGATATGGCCCGTCACCCAAAGGTCGGCTTCCTCGCCGAACTTGGCGTCTCTGAGCGTGCCATGCGAAGGGTTATAGATAGAATTACCCTTGCGCCCATGTGAGGCGTCGATGCGGATTTCAGAGCCGTTGTTATGAACGAGGCGGAATTGCGCTCTCCAGTCCAGAACCGGGATCTGATAGGCACCCAGTTTCTTGTAGAATTCGTCGCCACCATTCCAGGCGTCATGGTTACCTATCAGCCATACCAGCCATTTAACGCCAGCCCCGAACATGAACCATTCCGCCATGCGCTTGGCGGTCTTGCTGGAGACATCGGCCTCAGCCCAGAGTTTGGCGAGACGTCCGGTCCAAGGCCAGTTGTCTGTCGTGTCGCCGATGTTGCCGCCGTAAACGCCATCCTGCCTAGAGACGGCGATGTGCCGCTCGAGCAGCGGCCAATTGCATCCGGCATTGTCGATATGGGGATCCCCGAACCACAGGATGCCGTAGGGCTTCTCCTCCTTGATCGAGACCGGGAACCATTTGCGCGCCTGGGCGGCCTTGTGCTTGCGTTCAAACGCCTTGCGCTGGCGAGACAGGATGTCCTCGATCGGTTCTTCCTCGTCGCCCTCTAGGACGAAGGAAGGCATTTCGACCAGCGGCTTTTCGGCGGTAATCCCACGCTGTTCTGCACTTGCAAGCCGGCTTTGCAGACCAGCGCGACTGAGGCCGAGGGCCGCCGCTGTCTTGACCTGGTTTGAACCGTTGGCGGCAAACAACTGCATGGTCAGACGAAGTTCGTCATCGCTCGTGGTCGGAGGGGGCATTGAATCACCTCTCTGGGCGTTCAGGTGTATTTATGATCGAGGGAAGGCCGCAGTTGGTGGCGTGAAGCTCGTGTCGCTGCCGTAGCGGGCAACACCCTTGGTGATGCGGATTTCATCGAGCCAACCGTTGTAGGCGTTCGAGCCACCGTCGTCCGCGCCGATCGTTAGGACGGCAGTCGAGTTGAAGATGTTGCTATTGGCCGGCGTGCTGGATGCTTTCATAACGCCATCCAGATAAAGCCGGACCTTACCGGTGGCATCCTTGTCCACCGCGACGTGATACCAAGTTCCCGCCACAAGCGCATCGCCGGAGACCGTGTATGATAGCGTCGTTGTCGCACCGCTCCCGCTTGTGCTCATACTGAAGGTGACGGCATTGGCTGATTGCCGCAGCGCCCATGCCAACTGGCTTCCTGTTGACTTGTATTGCCCGACCAGGGAGCGCGTTCCGGCCGCTACTGAGTTCGGTCGGAAGAAGGTTTCGACAGTGAACTGGTCAGAGTTGCTGTCTGACAAGTCCCAGTCCGCGCTGTCCGGCGTGGTGATGTAATCCCCGGTTCCATCAAACAGTGCCGACGCCGTCCCGAATTTCTTTTGCGCGGTATCGAGTTGCGCATTGCCGACGAAGGTCATGGTATGGCCGGCGCTGCTTTCATCGCTCGTGGTCGTCGCGCCGTCCGTTCCATTAAAGCCGAGAAGAAGGACAACATTCGAGAAATTCGGGTCGCTGGTTACTCCCGAACCAACCGCCGAGCCCGTGCTCGTTCCTGCCGCAGAACCAACGGCCGCTGTTTTAGATGCGCCGACACCAGACGCCGCTCCGGTTCCTGATGCGCTTGCGGCTGCTGCCGCTGTGGATGCGCCGACGGCTGAGGCAGCGCTTGTTCCTGCGGCAGACCCAACCGCTGCGCCTGGAGGATCGTAGACAGCACTCGCTGTCGACGTCCCTGCTGCGGAGCCAACGGCGGCAAAGGTGCTTGCACCAACAGCCGATGCTGTGCCCACGCCAGACGCCGATCCAGCGCCCGAATCCGTTGCGAAGCTGACGGTCTTTTCGGCAACATATCCACGCCCGACGAGAGCACTGATCTGGTAGACACGGAACGTGAGGGTCGACGGCATCGAGCCGAAGTCTGTCGTGATATCCGCAGCGAGATAGGTCTTGCTGTTGGTCGTGGCCGAGAGCGTGCGCTTGACCGTCGAACCGTCCATGATGTCGATCTCGAACGCCAGCGTCGCTTCACCGAGTGGGCTGTTATCCGATCCCGGCAGAATGGAGCCGGCATACAGGCGGGAACGCCAGTCCCAAGACAGATCGATATCCGAGCCATCGACGACGGCATTCAGGTGCAAGGGCGGGAATGGCATTTCAGCCCGACCGACGAGGGTCTGAGATTCCGTCGGTACCGAGGTGATTGGGAATGCGTCCGTCGCGGCCTTGTAGAAGATATCATCGCCGAGCTTTGTCACCTCGCCCGAGAACCGGACATGATGGCCGGTCTGAAGCAGAACGAAATAGTCACCCGCTGCAAGCGAATCCAAGAACGTCTGGTAGAACGGTGAGGACCAGATAATGTCGGAAATCGTGGCGGTCTTGTCAGTGACGGACACGGTCTGGAAGTAGATGATGGCCCACCGTCCAGCCCTGCCTACCAGCGCCTTATTGCCGCCGGCCATCATTTCGGCCTCGGTGATCGTCGCCAGATCGTCCGTATCGCCCGACAGGATCGCTGCCTCGATCACGGTCGTTGCGTCGATGGCTTCGACGGTGGCGTCAGGCGATCCCGTTACGGACTTCAGGACGCCAACGACGGGCGTCACACCATAGCGTGAGGTCACCACCCCGTAAGTCTGGCCATCGAACGAGCGGTAAAGCGTGGCTCCCTGAAACGCGGTGTAGCCGTAACCGGACATCATCGCATACTGGCGAACCGCAGCCCCGCCAAGATCATCGCCAAGGCTCAGCAGCGGCGCATCGAGATACAGGAACCGTGTCAGTCGCGACGGATCCGTCAGTGCCGGCAGGTTGATATCGATCCCGGTAAAGGTCGCATCGATCGCCTGCACATATTGCGTGACGGTCAGTTCCTGGCTGAACAACTCACCGGAAAGATTGGCCTCGTTGATCTGGCCGACAATGGTGAAGCCTTCGAAGTCGAACTGCACGATGTCGGCCGGCTCGAGATAGAACTTTTCCGGTGCCAGCGTGAACGAATAGACATCCAGACCGAAGTTCGAGCGGTAGACCTTCGTCGTGATTGCCTGCATCGCCTGATCTGACGACAGCACGAAATTGGTCGATACGTCTTCGACACGATCCGAGCGCGTGACCGAGTAAATCCCGACCGGCCGCCGGTACTCCTGATCAGTCCGCTCGAAATTGGCGTTCTTGTCGATGTAGGAGATGCGCGCCCCGACCAGCGACTGCTCATCGGAGTCCATCGTCTTCTGGATGTTGAAATCCGCCTGCTCGACGATGGCGTCGGCATCGATCGTATCGTCCAGAGAAAACGAGCCGTCGCGCTTTGCCTTTACATATTTGCGCTTGCCGTCGGACGGGACGATCTTCACGTCAAAGATGTTGTTGGCGTCCTGCTCCGCATTATCCAGCGTGGTGTCCGAGGAATAGACGACGCCGTAGCATTCTCCCCCGGTGAAGCCGTCGAATTCCAGATCGCCCGACGAGAACTTGCCGCGATACTCCGCAAGCTTGGTGTAGATGTTCTGCAGATCGGACGTCGGGATCGTCGCTTGGGGCAGCGTCCAGCGGGTGACGCCCGGATCGATGGTCGCAAACCATGTGACGAAATAACCCTTCGTCTGATCGTAATAGTCGTAACCGGACGCCTGATCATAGGCGTCGCCGTCCAGCACCTTGGTCGTCGACCCGTTCGACAGGTCGATCAGGTAGAAATCGTCCTCGCCGTTGCGAGCGGCGGCAAACCCCTGACGGGTCTTGTACTGAAACAAGCCGCCGGTCTCGTAGAGGAGATAATTGAGGTTAAGACCGGTGAGGCCAGAGGCAACCGAGTAGATCTCCGTGCCTGATGCATCGACCTTCGTCAGGCTGCCATCGGCCTCATAGACGACGATCCTGCCGTCCGAGAAATCATAGGCCACGCCTCGACAGTTGGTGCCGGTGAAGACGGTTGATGCTGAAACAAGGCCAGCCTGAGAAAATACCGCTTTCCAGACGACGTTGTCCTCGCCGCCGCCCACGTCAAAGACGGTAAAGAATATCAGGGCCTGGCCACCGACCACGGGACCAACAGCGAGAGAGGACGTTTCACCAGAGCCTGCCGCAGCAACCCGGTTGGAAAACTGGTGCGCGATGTTGGTGAGCGTGCCGGCGGTGATATCCGCCACCGTCACCATCATCCTGCTGTAGCCGTTCGATGTCGTGCCGAGCGCGTCGGAATAGACGATGTATTTCGTCGCCGCGTCGCTCGCGATCCGTTGCGCCGCCATCGGATAGGGCTCGAAGGTCGTCCCTGACTCCGACAGGTTGGCGAGAAGGGTTACGACCTGCCCCGTCACGGTGTTGATCAGGGCCATCTGCCAGAAGCCCAGATCTGTCTCCCGCAGGGCTCCGACCATGTAATCCGAACCGTCCAGCGACACCCAATAGCCGGTATAGCTGATGGTCGTCGAATGGATCAGCTTGGCACGGCAGATCTCGGCATTGGTCGCGATGTCGAAGGTCAGGACATAGACGTCGCCGGTCGCATCACGGAAATCCGCCTGATAATAATGCCCACGCACCTTGTCGACGGCGTTGCTGATATCCCCGCCGCCGTCATAGGTCGGACCAAACGTGATGGTGACCTCTTCCGATGATAGCGTGCTAACCGTGGCGACGGTCGCCAGTTCCGCCTGGAAGGAAGGAAGCTGGTTGTCATACGGCGCGATGTCGAAGCCTTCGAGCACCGCATAGGAGAGCCTTGGCCAATAGGTCGGATTGGTGAGATGGGCGCTGAGCAGCGGATCAAGGGCCGCCTGGTCACCGCCGTAGAAGCGGATGACACCCGGAAACGGACGGGTCGGCGCCTCGTTGCGATAGATATACGCGTCGTTGGCCTTGAGGTTGATCAGTTGGACGGTGCCGCCGAGCGTCGTCTCACAGAAGCCCAGCACAAGGTTGACCCTTGTGGCCGTCTCGGTCTGCGTGACGCTGCCCAGCAGATCGGGATCGATGATGAGCTGCGCATTGACCGGGAACGTGCCTATACCCTGCGGGATCTTGTCGCCAAGCGGCGATGGCAGGCCAATCGTTTCGGTGCTCGTCGTGGTCGTCGTGACGACAGGCTCGGTGGTATCAGTCGGCCATGTGAAGGTGCGGCCGTAATCCTGATTCTTGGTGAAACCGCCAAATGCCATCAGAAAAACCCACCGCCGCTGCTGCCACTAGGCACGTAATCACCACCACCAGAAGAGCCAGACGTCTCCTCTTCCTTCGGCACGACAGTCACCACGTTGAATGTCAGATCGCCCGTCGGGAGATCATCGAAAGCGAAGCGCCGTGCGGTATTGGCGAACCGGCCGCAACCACCCGTGCCCGTTGACTTGTCGCAGCCGGCATGGATCAAAGCCGTGTCAGATGCCGCCACAGGGGCCCGTAGAGGCTCCCAGAGCTTCACTGTGTTCGTTGCGTCGATCCAGCGTCGGACAGCGTAGGAAAAGCCCGCATTCTCGCCGGAGGTGAATTTGATGGCGCCATTGGCAAAGAAGTCGTCCGTTGCTGCCGGCCGTGCCCCTGAGATCGTGAAGGTGAACGCGTCGGTATAGGAGGCAACGGCAACGCTATCCTGCCATGAGCCGGCGACGTTGACGCCACAGCCGGTTTCGCCAAGGTTCCACTGGCAACCGGGCTTGTAGACCTTGAGCATCAGCTCGCGCTGCGCACGCTCTGCGGCCCGAACGTCCAGCGTCGCCTTGCGGCTGTCCTGCGCGATCACCTGCCCGACATACCACTGGAAGCCGATCTCGATATTCTCAAGCGAGGCGTGGTCGATGACGTAGAGGCGGATGCGCGCCTGATCGAGCTTGCGCCGTGCTGCCGAGTTGAAGAGGATCGGCGTGCCGTCGTCGATCGGCAGGACCAATTCCACGGAAGGCGGATCGCGGCCGTCCGTCACCCGGATATTGCCGATGTCGAACCCCGGCTTGCCGAGATAGAGAGTCCCGTCAACCGTGACGTTTTTGCCGAAATTGTTGAGGTAGACGTCTTGCCCGTCGATGGTCGTGACACGGCATAGCCAGCCGAGCGTCGTCACCGTCGATGCAGCGGCATTCTTCAGCGCCGCAGACGCAGACCTCATTCCAGCACCTCTTGCGCGTCAAAGCTCTGGATGGAGCCGTAATTGGCGGATTGGGACGACATTTGCAGGCCGGCGAAATCGTTCCGGAAGCGGACGGGGAAGTAATACTCCGTCGGTGTCGCGTCGGACCCAACTGTCACGATCTCCCCGGCCGAAAGTGCCGAAGACAATGTGATCAGGCCGTTGGTCTGCGTGGCACCGGTATCCTCGGAGCCATCGACATAGACCTTGAGCGTGCCAGAGGCGATGTAGCGGATGGTCCGCGAATACGGATTGCCGCCGACGTCATAGCGCTTGATGATCTGTGCCGTGGTCTCGCCGCCGGCCGCCGTCAGGATCGTTTCATCAATAAGCTGGTAGTTCCAAGGGTCCTTGAGCAGCCAGGAATAGAGCGGGCCGCGCCTTCCCATGTAGAAATCCAGCATCTGCCTGATCTGGTCATCGTCCAGTTCGGCGATGGAGAAGTCGAAGCGCCAGCGGGGATTGGCCCTGCGGGCGTTCCGACGTTCATACCCACTCGATACCGTCGTGATGGCCGTCAGGAACTCCGGCCCGGAGGTATAGCCGACCGCCAACTTGTCGGAGAGGATGGCGCTGGAATGATCGACCATTTAGCTATCTCATTGCCTGTTGGACGGCACGGCGGAACTGATCGGCCATGGCCTGCTGCGACCGCTTGTCCGACATGTCGCCGCCGTTGAAGTGAAGCGTCAGGCTGATCGGCCTTTCAGACTTGGCAGTCTCGCCGCCCCGCCCATCCGACACCTTTTTGTCATCCACGATGATCACCCGCTCGCTGTTCTTCTTGAAGAACTCGACGCGCTGGTCTTCACCGGGCATGATCTGGCCACCCGTAGCAAAGCCGGGGTTGTGCTGACCACCCGTTATGCCGGGGGTGATGTTGTAGACAGGGTAGCCGATGGCACCCGTACCGTTTCGGTTGGTGATGTTCAAATCGGCATAGACCGAGTTGTAGTCAACGACCGCCGCGTTCGAGCTCGATCCCGACGACGAATAGCTGCCGCTCTTGGAGGAGCCTGACGAAGAACCGGACGAGACGGAACTGCTGGCCGACGAGCGCGCCGCCGAGACCACCGAGTCGATCCCGGATTCGACCGCCTTGAGGCAGGCAACCATCTCCGTGAAATCACTCTCGAAGGTCTCGAAGTAGTTGGTGTGGATGCGCAGCTCCTGCACTACGCCGTAGAGATGATCCTCGATCAGCGACAGCGTGTCCCGGCCGCCCGAGAGGATCGATGCCGTGCTGTTGGAGTTGGTGACGTTACCGGCCCCAGCCATGGTGAGCAGTTCCGGGCCCTTTTCACCGACGAGGTAGGTCTTGCCGGCATCCGTCGGGCCACCTGCCGCGCGAGCGCCACCATAGCCAAGCGTTTCGTACATCGCCTGGGTGTCGGCCGCGCTGACAAGGCCCGTCTGAAGACCGTAGGAGCCATTGCCGCCCGACACACCGACGGTCTTGCCGCCGCCCACGTCATAGGCCTGATACGAGAAGTCAGCGTTGCCGCCATAGACGTTGACGCCCTTGGTTCCACCGCCAGACGACGGGACCGTGTATTGCTGGATGCCGATCGCGATCGTGCGGTTCGGGATGTTCATGATCGACTGGGACAGCGACTTTATCGACGATTCCAGATCGCGGACCCGGAAGTTGCCGTTGATCAGCGCATTGACGAAGGCATCGATGGACTTGCTGTCGCCGCCGATCTGCTGAAGGCTGCCGCGGATCAGTTCCAGGCTCTCATGCGCCGTCTGGGCGGTGATAGAGCCGTTGTCGAGGGCCGCAAACACCTTCTGGATCGACGTAGCAGCGGCTTCGATCGCGCCGGAGGCTTCCTTGCCGACGCCGGCGCCGAAGACGTCGGAAACGGGCGTCTGTGCCGCTGCCGCAAGTGTTGCCTGAATGTCCTTGAGTTCCGTTTTCATGGAGCGCAACTGGCTACCGGACTGCTCGAAGGTGGCAAGCGTCTGCCGGCGGGAATCGTTCAGTTGCTGGTTGACATCGATGACAGTGCCGGATGCCTGCTTGCCTGCTGTGGCAACGCTTCCGACGGCGGTGCCGAGCGAGCTGGCGCCTTGGATGGACTTCGAAAAATCCATATTCGCAAGGTCCGACAGGCGATCACGGGCACGGTTCGTGCCTACCCGATCCACGATGGCGCTGCCGAGGTCGCGAATCGGCGTGCTCGACATGATGTCATTAATGCTGCTGTTGCGCTGATCTGCAGCCTTGGCAAGCGCGTCGGCATAGGGATTTTCGCGCGGTGCGATTGCCTGGCTGGAGGCGTTTATCGACGGAACGTTGACGCCGGGGATCTTGTTGAATGCCGCGATGATGGAATCGACCGCATCAGATGAGGCCTTCACAAGGCTGTTGAGCTCTTTGATTGCAGCGTTAACCGCGCCGACAAAGGCCGCGCCAATGACGTTCGGGAGCTGATCCCAAACGAAGGCGACGTCAGCACCAGCCGCCCGGAAGGAATTGATGATGAGCTCGGCGACGTCCACGGCGGCCGAAGACAGCTTGTCAAAGGCATTCATCAGCGGATCAAGCAAAGTCGAGATGGCGGGGCCAAATGTGGACTGCAGCCCGTCCCAGATCGTCTGGAAGGTAGCGGTCAGCACTTCGCCCCAGGATACGGTATCCCGCAGCGCTTCACTGGCTCTTCTTCTGACATCTGCAAGGCCGAGCGCTACAACCCCGGCCACAAGGCCTACCTTTACAAAGCGCGACGCCAACGAGCCGGCCATTTCGCCGGTTTCCTTGAGAGCCGTCACCACGCCGCCCTGCCCCATGTAGATCTGGCCGATCTGGCTGCCCTGTTGTGCCAGGACCATCAACGGATTCATGCCAGAGGCCAAGGACACAGCAACGTCATTCAGTTGGAAGATCAGGTTGCGGCGCTGGAATGAGGCCATGCGCAGCGCGGCATTGTCGGCGGTGACAGCGGTCGTGTGGCCCTTGATCGCCTGAATGGTGGAGAGTGCCGCCTGACGTTCTCGCGACAGGGCGTTTGACATCTCGGTGGAGGAGATCGCGCCGAGCCGATGCGCCTGCCGGATCTCGTCCTGCGTCTGCTTATAGCGCTGCAGGACGGCAAAGGTCGGGTTGTACTTGGCGCGCAAAGCATCCTGCGCCTGCGCCATCACCTGAAATGAATCCTGCGCCGACTTCGCCGCCTGGCGCGTCACCTGTGCCATCTGGTCGATGCGCTGCTGGGCCGTGACCGCAGCCTGTCCAATCTCTTGGAACTCGCGCTTGACCACCCGACCGCCGGTCTGCGCGCCGGACGGATCGATATAAAGCGATACGCCTCTTTCCATGGCTTCAGCCCTTTGGTTTCGGTTTGGGTTTGCGGGCGCGGAACCATTCGAGGAAGGCCGCGTCCATATCGATGATGATCCGGCAGAGCTGAGACCTGAGATCGTAGTCTTTCAACCCGATCAGGTCGGCATAGGCGAGAATGTCCGCGAGGACGATGTCGGAGAGACCGCCAAAGGATGATCGGCGAGCCCTGGAGAGGATCTGAAACGCCCTCCAGAAGAGAGCATTGGCGGGATCGGGTGTTACCCGCCTGTCCAGTGCTGCCGGACGTTTGCCGGTGTCCCGCTCGATGTCCTCTAGGAATTCAAGCTGTTCGCCCCACTCCAGGTTCCAGAGCAGGGCGTCGATCAGTTTTTTGCGATGTCTTCTTCCTGCACCTTGCGGAAGTTGGAGAGGTCGCTGCAATCCTCCTGGAACAGGGCAAAAACGCGCCGGAAGGCGGTGGTTTCCATCATCGCCACGAAATTGTCAGTGGTCGGATCGATCGGCCTG